ATGGCCTCAGATATTGTTGGATTTTGGGATTTTTCAGATAGAAGATTAAAAACCAATATAAAGCCTTTAGAAAACAACTTAGAAAAAGTGATGTCATTACATCCTGTAAGTTACCAATGGAAATCGGGTGAACGAAAAGGAAAAACTAATATTGGACTTATTGCACAAGAGGTAGAAGAAATTGTACCAGAAGTTGTAAGAGATCAAGAAAGATTAGAGGATAGTTCCACAACCACTTACAAAACAGTTGATTACGAACACTTAGTCTCAGTATTAATAGGAGCAGTTCAAGAACAACAAGAACAAATAAATAATTTAAAACTCAAAATGTGTACGTGTCATGGCAAATAATTATGAATTAAAAATAGTAGAATTGTATTGTGCTCCAACTCTTAAGGATGGTGATAAAGATTATGAAAATCTAGTCACTAGAGTTGAGTATGAATGGGTAGGAACTTCTGAATCAGGAACAAAAGCATCTCTTAGATATACTAAGGATCTGGATCTACCTGGAGATGATTACATTGTATTTGATGATTTAGTTGAGGCTAACATCAAGCCTTGGGTTAGTGATACAGACGAGAGATCGATTGCTATTACAATTATTGATAAGCAAATCATAGTAGCCGAAGAGAATAAATTTCAGCAAACTTCAGCACCTTGGATAGTTAAATTAGAGCCTCAAACAACTATTTAAAAATGGCAGTACCATTTGAAGGACCAATAAGTTTAAGGGGTATATCTAACGAAAAAGAAGTGAACGACTATTTTTCAACCTCTATAAAAGAATATGGTGTAGTATCTCTTAGGGATATTATTGATGGAGGTAATGAAGCCGGTAGCCAAGTTTCTTACGAACGTACAAACGTAAACAGTCCTGAATATCCAGGTCATGGGCCAAAACCAGATAGGTTTTCTCAATGGTATAATTATGACCATGATGCAGGTGGTAAAGAAGAACCAGAGGATCCAAAAGACCCTGGTATCAGGAAATAATTCTCTATACTCCCAACTCAACTTCCGATTATAAATAATGTATACTTACTGGTATATATCCCCTTTATTTGTGGGAACAAACATTAACAATAAATATTTAACAGATGAAAAAAGTGAGCACAGAACACTTGGATAAAATCCAAGAACTTAACAAGAAGCAGGTTGACATTAAAATCGCTCTTGGTGAAACACAATTAATGCAGCAAAATGTAGATAACAGAGTAAAGGAATTACAAGATTCTTTTAGTGAAGTGTCTAAGGAAATGCAAGAATTATCCGAAGAATTGAAAGAGGAACATGGAGAAGTTCAAATTGATGTTACAACTGGAGAAATAGTCGATCAACCTTCTGCTAATGTAGAAAAAGATGACGATAAAGGAGATTCATGATTACATAGTCTTTATTCTAAATAAAGAAACTACCGGGTATGTATCGCATAATGATATTGATGCCGCTATAGACCGAGGACAGATGTCTAAGTTTATGGAATTGTATGGCAATCCTAAACAATATCAGCCCGGTAGACCTATTCCACCAGTTGCCTATGGTCAGACACAGAAAATATCTGATGATCTTAGGTACTTTAAAATGCGAAGACAATTTACCGCAAACGCTAATGGTGTTTTAGATTTAGGTAACTTCACAAACTCAGGTGGTGGTAATAATCCAGAATATTTACATCTACTAGGATTGTATGTTGTTGGAACTTTAAATAATACAACAAACAACAGTTATGTTGTTGCAGATGGTGCTGTAACATATTCACAAGGAACATTAGACAGAACCTATTCTAAGCCTGTACAGGTTGTTAGTGAAGATCAGTTAGCAGATAGACTTGTTTCTCAAGTTTCCGCACCAAGTGCACTATCACCAATCGCTATATTAGGAGATGCCGGTAGAAAAATACAATTGTTTCCAGAAATAGAACACTCAGGATATATAATGTATTTAACTAGACCTACAACACCTTTATTTAGTCATGTAGTAGATGGAAGAAAAATAGTACATAATCCTACTAATACTGTAGCAACATTTACAGCAGGATCAACACTTACCCTACCCAATGGAACAATAGTTAATGCAGGGGCGACCTACACTTTACCTGGTAGTAGGAATTTGGATTGGCCAGAAGACTGTATAAACGACATCATTAACAAAGCATTAAATGCTTTAGGTGTTCACTTAGAGGATTTAAATGTAACTCAATATACTGAGGTTAAAAATCAAACAGGACTATGATAACGAAAGGAAAGTTAACAGATCAAATATTAAGATTATACTCAGGCGGTAGTCCAAATGATGAAAAAGATATAACAAGAGACGATATAAATTTATTGGTTGGTCAAGTAATTAATAGATTACTAAAGACTGAGCACTTAAGTATGAATATGGCAGGAGGCGAAATGTTTCCTCCGCACACCTTAGTTACAACATATATAGTAAGCGTTAATCCGCCTAATTCAAACATGCCTTATTCACATGCTATTCTACCTGTTTTTCCTATATCACTACCTAGAAATATGGGGGTTTGGTCTGTCACTGATTTAAGTTGTAGTAGAGAATATATACCATTTCAAACAGGTCAGTATAATTTAATAAGTCAACAAGATCAATTACAATATTTAGAGACTCACTCAGGTTATTGGGCAGAAGGAGGTTATGTTTATTTCACTCCAGACGTACCCACGAATGAGAAGTCTCAAGTAAGGATTCAATTATTAATTGTAGATCCAAGTATTCAAGGAGAATACGATTACCTCGCACTTCCTGCTGAAATGGAAGAGGCTGTGGTAAAAGAAGTCTTAACATTAATTGGTGCTCTACCAAAGCAAGTAGATAAGACATCAGATTCAAATAGTCAGATATGAAAGTATACACAGTAAATGAGATAGTACGTTCGGCTCTATTAACAGCAGGTAAGCCTATACATTATTATATGCATTATTTACATTATGCTTTAAAGGCTGTAAAAGAAATTAATTATGATTCTTCGCTTAAAACCAAGTCTATAAGGTTAGCAGTGGATGCTAATAATGAAGTAACCTTACCAGATGACTACGTAGATTATATAAGATTAGGTTGGGAAAATGGACAGTATGTAATAAAATTAATAGAAAAACACTCTTTTAATAGATTAATGAATTTGGATAGTGATGGTAACCAAATACCTTTTCCAGATGTAGAAGGAGAAGGCATCATAAATTCAGAGGGATATGTACATCGTGCAAATGACAAAGGCGAGCATGTAGGAAGACATTTTGGTCATAAACATACTTACAAGAATTCCTTTATGGTAATTCCTGAGAGACAAAAAATTATGCTTGATCCTTCACTTGGAACATGCAAAGAAATTGTTTTAGATTATGTTACTACAGGTTTTTCTGATAATAGTTCAGACGCTACAACAATGCCGGCTTATGCCGCAGAAGCAGTTGAGAGATATATTTTATGGAGGTTCTCAGAACATGATAGAACTATTCCTATGAATCATAAATTAATGGCTAAAGAAGAATGGATACATTCTCACAAAAGATATAGAAGTAGAAATTATCAGTTGACTATGGATGACGTTCTTAAGTCTTTAAGATCTCATACGAATGCTGCTGTCAAATCTTAAGGATGGAGAACACAAAAAAAACATTTATTGCAGGTTTAAATACTGATGACTCTATATTTGCCCAAACTGGCCAAGATAATTTAGATGCGTTAAACGCAAGAGTTGTATCCTCCGCTGAAGGAAAAGCAGGGTCTCTTTCTAATGTAGATGGCACAAGACGAATAATTAACAATCAGAGTTTTTCACAAGACACAAAAGTTATTGGTTCTTATGAAGATCCAACTACTAATGATATATTTTATTTTTTAGTTGCGGCTTATGGAGTAAGTGCTATATATTGTTATAAGTCTAAGTTAGAGACAATATACAAGGTTCTGACTGATTCTAATTTGTCTTCTGCTTATAGATTAAACTTTAATAAAGACAAGCCTATAACAGGTATAGCATATATAGATGATTTATTATATTGGACCGGTGTTGATGGAAGAGAGCCATTTAGAATAAATGTAGAGAGAGGTATTGCGACAAACAATATAGACTACGTAACTTCAGAAGAGGCATATCAACAGCCAATTGAAAAACCAATAATTACTTTAATTCGTAAGCCTCCAATGCTTCCTTTGAACATAATAGTTCAAGAAGATAGCACAAGAGATACATCCTTTTTAAAATCTAGAGCACATACTTTTGCATATAGATACATATATAAGGATGGTGAGACAAGTGTCTTTTCACCTGCTTCACACCATTATCCTAATCAAGATATGGACGATACGGATCATAAAGTATCAAAGAAAATAAAGGTAGAATTTCCTCGGTTTGAGGCAGAAGGTTATGGAGTATCACAAGATGTACATAAAGTACAGTTTGCTGTAAAATTTGATAATGACACATCTTATTTTATATGGAAGGAATTTGATAGCATAACACATGCTACAGTTTTTTCAGCACAAACAATTGGTACTCAAGGTGTTATTACAGCAGATTTTTATAACGATGTTTTAGGATTTGCGGTAGATGATGTCTCCTCTATAAAATTATACGATACAGTTCCTTATGAGGCTGAGGCCCTAAGTATTGCTAGAAATAGATTGTTCTTAGGAAACATTAAAGAAGGAAGGTTAAATCCAAGCCAGATAACCTCTGAGGATATTACTTTAGAAACAATAAGCCAAAACTTTACCGATAGTTTTTCTCAATACGACAGAAATAGAGGTGGAAAAGTTGGTTTTGCTCATTCATCTGCTTATCAGGTAGGGATCGCTTTTTTTGATTTTGCAGGAAGAACTGGAGGGGTTTTGACTGATGATACGTTAAAAGTTATAACTCCAGAAAGAGGTATACAATTAAGTACTTACAATTCATCTGTAGGATTTACTTTAAACGATTCATTAAAAGATAAAATTCCAGACTGGGCAGAATATTATGCTATAGTTAGAACTAAAAACTTAACAAAAGACTTTACAATATCAAATCTTTCTGATAAAGTAAGATATTATAATACTGCTTCTACAGGTGGGTTTTCTGTAAATATAGAAAAAGAATTTCCTGAAAACACTCAAAATGATAGTCAGGGAATATCAAACAGTCCTAATGGAACTTTTTCTCAGAACGAATTTGTTTCTTACTCAGGTAAACATGAAGGTGTAGCGATTGGTCTTGGAGATTTAACATCTTACAAGCAAGGATATAGTTATCAAGAGGGTGACCGAATAAAACTCATAACACCTAGCAACGTAGTTGAGTTTGCAATAACAGGACAAGAAGGTAAGTATGTAAAATCAAATTTAGTTAATTTAAATGATGGTAACTACTTATCTCAAACATCACTAGCAAACGTTGATTATTCAATTGTATATGAAATATACAGTCCACATAAAATACAACCAAATGAATTTTATTATGAATGTTTTAATGGTAGAATTCTTAGACAACCCAATCAAAGGCCTGAATTCTCAGAGCCAACAGGAAATCTAATTGGAGATGTTTATTTAAGATCTTTAAAGGCTGACACATCTGATGTAGAGCCGCACTTTGCAGAGGGTTCAGCATACTCATCGAATGACTATAACGATCCTATTGAAGGAAGAACAGCATATATAGGATTTTCATATTTTCATGGACAGGGTTTAAATGATATGACCGCAAACACTGGACTAGGTGTTTATTCAGGGTCGAATGACAGAAGATTTGAGATTAAGATAACTTCAACTTCAGGTAGTGCAGATCAATTTCAATGGAGGGCAAGAAAGTCTAGTGAAAGGATGACAAATACTCCTTTTGGGAATACCACTACAATAACAGGTAGTGCTCAAGTTTTAGCATATGGAGTTCAAATCACTTTTGCTTCAACGACTGGACATACAGTTGGTGAAAAATGGGCAGTTCATGGAAAAACTTTAGGGGATGGTCTAGGAAATGTAAATAGTTTTACATATTCAACAATTACTTCACCTCCTAATGGAACTATAGCGGAAGGCAGTGATGTTAAATTACATCAGAAAGAGCATCAGAATAAGACATTTGGCGATGAAAATCGTGAATGGACTGTAGAGATGTCACCATCAGAAATAACTCAGAATTACCCTACAATAGAAGAGTTCTTTTGGGAATCTGACTTTGGTCAAAAAATATGTGCTGTTCATCCTGATCATCGTATATTCTTTAGAAGAGGTACAATCGATTTAGCAGGGGACAATGGTAAGAATAAAATATACATACTTGACTCAGAGACAAATAACAATACTTCAACTCAAGTAAGTACATCGGATGGAACCTTGGTTCATATGATTATTAAAAGTAATCTAGAGCAAAACTGGGATGGAGAAGCAAAGGTAGATACTAACCATGATTTTAGAGTAGACTTACCTGATGAGTATTCATATGCAGCAGAATCTATGAATCCTAGTACTGATTATTTTTTAAACTGGACTCAAATTACAGGTAAACCAAACTTAGTGCCATCCGAGGTTAGTAGTCAAATAAAAACTACAGGTATTGTTTTTAGCGAAACAAAAATCCCAGGAGGTAAAATAAACGGCTTATCAAAGTTTAGTGCTTTAGACGAGAAAAGATTAGATGATGCTACTGGACCATTAAGATCTTTAAAGGTTACTAGTAAAACACAGTCTACCGGATCTTTAATGTTAGCGATATCAGAAAACGAAACTTCTGGAATATATCTAGGAGAACAACAATTACAACAAGCATCAAGTGGTGGACAGTTTTTAGCGGTTTCATCTGGTGTTATAGGAACTATAAATACCTTAAAAGGATCTTATGGAACAATGCACCCTGAGTCAGTTGCAATTAATGAAGGAAGTGCTTTTTGGTTTGATGTTAAAAATCACACTGTAGTTAAATATGACGCTAATGGTTTGTTAGCAATTGGAGATGTTAAAATGAAAACATTTTTTAAAGAGAAGTCTAAAATTATAGTCCAAGACAGTCTGCCTAATTTTGTTATAGGAACATATGACGATTATAATTCAGAATATATTTTAAGTTTACCTAAGACAGGAGAAACAACTGTAACACTACAAGAAGATGCTTATTACCCAGACACTCCTGTTATAGATATTATAAACGTAGGCGAAGAGCCTACTACCAAGGTAGTTAGTGTTATCGTAAAGTCTCCATGGAATATAACAGGACAAATGACAGTTATAGATGGAGTAGGGACATTTAATTTTACTAGTCCTTATTCATTTACTATACCCTCAGATGTTATTGCATCTCCAATAGGAAGTGGTATTACTGTGGTAAACGCTAGTTCAGGAGGTTTTAGTCAAGACTCTGATAGTCATTTCACAGCAGGAACTGGATCAATTGTATTTTCAAATGTCTTTGGCGATAGTATCGATACTATTGAAATTGCATTAAATAGAGAAATTAAAGGATCTACAGGGAAGGTTAATGTGTCAAATGTAACTGACTACACTAACGATTCTAGTTATTTATATGGAAATGTATTAAATGGCTCAACACCATTTAGAATAACAGGTGCAACACTATCAGAGTCCTTATTTCTTGAGGAAAAAGAATTTGATATATCAAATGGTAATTTAACAATACCAGGAGAATCTAACTTCCCATGGCAATTAGGAAGCGGAAATAATAATACTGCTAATTTCACAGAATGCTCATTAGGTGTATGCACAGCAATACCATCAAACAGAATATCTGTAGTTGGAAATGTGATTGGCTCAATAGGTTATCAATCAGGAGGTTTTGATATTAAAATAACATCAGTAAGTGAAGATATAGATTCTATCGTTATCGACACCAGGCCTCTTAAAAGACCTGAGGTGGATGTTATTATTGTTGACAACATAACTGCAAGTGGTCTTGATTTAAATTCAAGCATCACATTAAATAGAGCATCAGCATCGGAGTATGGATTTGTTTATTCAACATCTAATACTAGTCCTACTATCGGAGGATCCGGGGTGACCAAAGTAGTGTCATCGGATGCTATAACAGACATAGATCATTCTATAACTGGAATAAGTGCAGATACAATAGTATATTCTAAAACGTATTTGATTTCCGATTTCGGAACTCAATATGGTATATGTAATGCGACTTCAACAGGAGCATCAAGCACAAAATCACCAACAGTAGAGTCAAAGTCTTACAGTCAACTTAGAAATACCTTTGGTGGGGTAATATCAGATAATGGTGGATCTTCAGCAGGAACTAATGGTATAACACAGAGAGGATTTGTATACAGTTCTACTCAGGCTACACCTACAATAGGTCTAAGCGGTGTAATCACTATCACCAATCCTCAGTCTACTATAAGTACTTTCCCATATTTATTTGAAAGTAGTTCTGTGTTGTTAGTGGAGAATACAACTTATTACTGGAGAGCATATGCTAAAAATGATGCAGGAACATCTTATGGAACTGTAGAGACATTAGCGACTGGTAGTTCAAGTATTGGTATTGGAGGTTTTAGATTAAACTCTAGTAGCGTTTCTGCTGATGGAGGTTATGTGAGTATAGATGTTACTAAAAATGTAAAGACAGGAATAGCAGCAGGTTCGATACAAGTTACTGCTGATTCAAATAATTCATTAATTGAGTCGGAAAATGTATCAGTTTCTTTTACAAATAATCAGGCATCTGATACAATCCAAGTATATATACCTGCTAATTATAGGAACTCTAGATATATAACATTTAAAGTAAGTTCGTTTGCTAGCATACCTAATCTTACAGGATCATCAGAACCAGTAAGTGTATTTGGTCAAGTTTATCAAGCCGCTTCAATTATTAAAACTTAAGAAATATGATAAGTAGTAGTTTTATATTAGACACAGACTTTAATCCCGGAGATGAAATCAAAATAGTTTTTGATATAAGCAATGATGTGCCTACCTCTACAGGAAAGACTGTGTATATAGTTGACTTACATGAAGGAACTCCGCATAGCGTAACTGTTCCTATGACAGGTGTGGGTCCAGAATATAATATTGCTCAAAGTGAGAACATACATTGGAGTAATGTTAGAGCACCATATAATGAGCCAAACGGAGAATATTATGCAGGTGCTACTAATGCAAGTGGAGAATTAAATACAGCAGCAATTATAAACCAAACAGGTCATGAAACGTCTGCGGCTAAAGTAGCATCGGATATAACAAGGACTGTTTCAGGAGTAACATATAACGATTGGTTTTTACCAAGTGCAACTGAATTGGGTAATCTATATAACCTAATGGCTGAACTGGATCCTGTAATAATATCACAAGGAGGGTCTAAATTAAGAAAAGATAATACCTATGCTATAGTTAAAAATTACTGGGCATCATATGAAACCAGTACTCTTTCCTCTAAAACCCCTGTTAAGAGCATGTCTTTTAATCCTAATTCAGGTGGAGGTGGTAATTTTGGTAGAGCAAAACATCATCCGTTTAGAGTAAGAGCAGTTAGATCTCAAACAACAACAGATAATGTTTCCGTTGGAGATGTGTTTGGTGGTGGTGTTATTTTTAAAATAATAGATGCAGGAACTGCTATAACACCTAAGGTTGATTTAGACGTAGCAATAGGGTTTCAAAAATCAAATATATTTTCACAAAATGATTTGGCTAGTGGATATTCTAATTCTGGGCTTGAGTTAACAATAACTAGTGCACATGGCTCAAACCCTCAAATAGAATTTACTTATGAAAATAGTAATGCCGGTAGTTATACCTGGCAAACGAACGTTCAGGTATTTAAGAAGATTGAAGAGATAACTGAAGTTGTAAAAGAAGGAAGTAGAACGTCACTAGCATGGAGTGAGGGAGCACAAAGATGGACTACTAGGTATTCTTTTACTCCTGAATATTTTTGTACGTACAAAACAGAATTTGCATCCTTTGTAAATGGACAGTTATATATTCATGATGATTCCACTAAGAAGAATTACTTTTACAATGGTAGATATCCTACGCAAGTATCGTATGTAGAAAACGTTCAATCATCTCAGCCTAAGGTGTTTATGACACACGCTGTGGAAGGTAACGCAAAACCAACGATTACGAGATTTGAGACGATAGATAACTGGACTATGAATAGTGACCTTAATGCTAAAGATTATGTTCTTAAAGAAGGAACTTATTATTCAGAAATGTTTGGAGATACTAATGATCCAAATGTAGGAGATAATTCTACATACGGAGATAGATTAATGAGAGGAACAAAATTAAGGGGGCAATATATAAAAGTATTTATGGCTTTTAGACAGGAAGACTTAGAGGTTAAGCATTCTAATATAGGATACATAACAAGTAAAGGTCACACAACACAAGAGCCAATCCCACAGTATAGACAACCAAGAACAAAAAAATAATAAAGATATGTTAGGAATGATTGGAGGGGGTATACAAGCCCTTGGAGGTTTAGCACAAGCAGCCTCAGGAATATTTGGAAAAAAAAAGAGACAAAGAAGATTGGAAAGTTTACTTGCTAAAAGACCACAGTATGAAATTCCAAAAGAAATAAGTCAAGATTTAGAACTTACTCGTAACATGAAAGATGGAAGATTGTCAGAACAACAAGACATGAAAAACGCTTTGTTTACGAATGCACAAAATTCTGTTGCTAGAGCACAATCAGCATCCGGTTCTTTAGAGGATCAGTTAGCAATTGGTATGAGTGCAGAAGCAGGAACAAACGATGCTTTAATTAAAAACAGAATGTCTGGAGCACAAGAAAGGGCAAACAGATTATCTAACATGCGTGAGGCCGGTACTAATATGGCCCAAGCAAAAGATCAAGCATTTAAATTAAATAAGTTAGATCCTTTTAAAATGAAACTACAAGGAACTTTAGCAAATGACGCTATGTCTAGACAGATGACTTTTGGTGGATTAAACCAGGCAGGAGCAGGTCTAGCCAACATGGGGTCTGCTGCAACAGCAGAAGGTATAGCATAAACAAAACATACTATGGCAAAATACACACCGACATTACTAGGTCAAGGCACAGAAGTTAACGTAGGTCAATTCTTTGGAGGGGGCTTTATAGACGCAGGTGCGGCTCAATTAAACCAGGCTATACAAAACAATGTAAAAGTTGTTACTGAAGCAAAAAACAAAAAGTTTGAACAGGCTCAAAAATTAAGAGATGGTATTGTTTCAGGTCATTTTTCTGATGACATGGCAAATGAAATTGGAGGTTATATAGAACAACTTACAGACATGCCTACTTATAGTAAGGCTTATGCATCTACTCTGGCTTCGGCAAATGCAAAGTTAGGAGTAATGGTTGCTAAACAAGCAAAGATTACTACAGAGATGGAAAGGACTACTACTGATTTCGATGCTGATCCTAGTAGTAAATACTATGATCCTAATCTTAGTGCACGATTACACGACCAAATTAATGGTGATGAAGAAAACGGCATAGTAGGAACAGGTATTGACACATCAAGTGCCAATATACAAGATGCTCTATCTAGTTTTAAAAACGATAAAACGAATATTAAAGATGGTGTAGTAAGAACAGACTTTCAAAGTAAATTAGGAGAGATTGTACAGAAGATAGAAAACACAGGTGGTTTAGGAAATGTAAATTCTGAATTTGCTTCTTTCACAACTACAACAGGAGGTCAGAAATTTGTTACAGGATATACATATGATGCAAAAAACCGAATGTATGTACCTGCCTTTGATAAAACAAAATTACCTCCTATGGGGATAGTAGAATTATATAGAGGTATAGATGATGCAGCAGCAACATTAATGGATGATTATGTAAACGAACAGCATAAAGAAAACTCTAATCCTGGTGAAGTACTTAATGCAACAGCCAAAGAAACATACGAGCAACAGTTTGTTTTATCTGAGATGAAGAAATTAACTCCTGGAGGGGCTATTGATAGTAAGACTGATAAAGAGTTTAGAAATAGACCACAAGATCCTAGTTCAGGAAGTGGTGCTGCGGTGGAGTTGCAAGTTAAAGCAGAAGTAGTAAATAACTTACTTAACAATGTTGATCAACTTAAAAACCTAGACCTTTCTCAGTTACCAGGTGGTAGTGAGTCGGTTCCTTTTGCACAGGTTGATACAAATGGTGATGGTAACATGACTCAAATGCTTGACATTTCAAGTTTCCAAAAAGGAAAATATAACTTGGGAAGATTTAGTACAGAAGATTTAGCCACTGGTGCTATGAAAGATACTTGGGGTTATCCTTCGAAAACATATATGGAGATAGATCCGGATTCAGGAGAAAGAACACTGTATTTTGAGGGATCGGATGCAAATGGAGATGCACAATATACTGTTTATAATGATAAAACGGCAGATCAGTTTGTTCAAAATATTAAAGGAGTTTGGGGATCAGGAGCAGGAGGTCAGAAGTATTATGATGCTTGGCAACATATAGCAAAAAAGAAAGGTGTATTGTCTAGAGATGCAAGTAACAATAAGCAAATATTGGAGACTGGAGTCACAAAAAAAGGTCAAGCAGCAGCAATTGTAAAACAAAAGCAAGCAGAAGACCAAGCACAAGAAGCAGGTGCATTTGATAAGGCTGAGTTACAAACCTCAATTTATAACGCTGATAATAATAATAAAGCAATTGACGCAGCACTACTGCCTGTAAATACTTTCTTCGCTAAGACAGGACATGAGTCTAAAGGATTAGTAGATAAAGACAATAAGCAGGTTACAGAACGAAAAGTTAAGTACGTGAAGTTTGATAGAGATGGAAACTATACCGGAAGAAGATTCTCTAAAAAATATGGAGTATTGTCTTATAGAGCAATGCAAGATGATGGATCATACGGGCCGGTACAAACTGCTAATATAAAAGTTTCAGCACTTATTAGTGAAATCTCTGGAGGACAAGGAGAGTTTAATCTTAATCAAGAAAAATAAAACATGGAAGACGAAGATATCTTAGGAGTTGATCCTTTTGTAGATTTAAGTATAGACGATAAACAAGATCAATTAACTATTCTTGCAGACAGATTAAGACGTGCAAGAGGAACTAGTTCTTCTAACTTTCAAATTGCAGATATTCAAAATGTTATTCCTGGTTTAAATCAGGAGCAATTTCAAGATGCTGTAACATGGGGTAATACATTCAATAGAGGACGTTACGAAGAAGGCGATGAATTAAATTCTAAGTTTCCAAACCTATTTCCAGAGTTAGAGGGTGTTCAGTTTCCTGAATACGAAAATAATAATGGAGCACTTAACGTAGTGAATTCTCAGGTAAATCCGGAAAACGCACAAGGCAAGTGGGCTAAGATACAAGCATCTATTGATAAAGGTACAGAGATGTATAATAATCAAGAGGTAGATGGTGTTATTTCAAACCCTAACCTAATGCCAGAAGGTACTGATGAATCGGTTAAGAAAAACCTTATTCAGTTTGGTCAAGTCTTAAGACAAACAGATCCAGAGTTTACAAATAAGTATAGTGGGGACTTAGCGGAAGGGGAAGATTATTTCTCTGATCCTAAGGCTAGTTATGAGTTTACTAAACAGGCAAGAAATTTTCAAGGAACAAAGTTTAAAGTTAATGCTCTTAGATATATAGCAAAAAACTATGATACAAATCTTTATGATTATGTAGAGAGAAACGCTGATTTTTTTAAATATATGCCTGAACTTCGTGAAGACGAAGCGTTCATGAAGATGTACAAGTCCCACGAGGACATGGCTACAAGTTATCATAATCACTTAAAGAACAATTACGGAGATTTTGTTTCAGCAGAAGCAAAAGATATGTTGCAGACCATGAGACTTAGTGGTGCAATGGGACCAGGTTTAGGTGGTGCAATGGGACCGGGTTACTTAGACACGTCAGTAATGGTAGGTTTAGGAGCAATTGTATCGACTTTAGGAGACTTAGCAGGTGGAGCAGTTGAATTTTTTGGAAAGCATGGAGATAAACTGAATCCGGGAGTATTATTAGCAGATGCAATTGGAAGTTCACTTGCTTCAGATGAGACAAATGCATCCTTAGCGGCTCAAGACGAAAAATTTGACAGACAAATTGAAGATGTAGCAGATAATATTTCACATTTCTTTTCTTCTGATAATTGGAAAGACACTGCAATTGGGCAGTTTGCCTATATCCCAGATCAAGTTGCAGGTGCATCATTAGCAGACAATCCAATGTATATTTTACCTATGACTTTAAAGACTGTAGGAGAAATGGCTCCGGCAATTGTAGCCGCAGCATATACAGGTGGTGGATCATTAGCAGCAGGTGCTGTAATGGGGGGTGACCAATTCTTTAAATCATATCACCAAACAAACAAAGAAGCAAGAGAATTAGGAGTAGATCCAGAAGATGCAGAGGCAATGGCCTTAAGTATAGGTGTGGTTACCGGTGCTACAGGTGCGATATTTAATAACCCTTTAGCAAGAAGAGGTGTTTCAGCAATGATGGGTGTACGTAGTAAGGCTACTAAAGAAGCGGTTAAAGTATTAGCAAATTCCGGAAGTAGACAGATGGCTATAAAAGCAGGTGGTAAAGCATATATAAAAGAAGTTAGTTCAGAGGAAGTAGAAGAACTAGTACAAGGTGGTTTTGAAAACTACCAAAAATACAAGTATGATCAAAGATCTCCAGAGCCTATATATGGTGTAGATAAGTTCATGGGTAAAGATGAGTTTATTAATACACTTATTCTTACAGCAACGGCAACTACATTAATGGCTAGTCCAAACTTGGGTGTGTCATCAACTCAAATGGAGAAAGAAGCCTGGACTACAGCAGGATTAGATTTTGTAAACTTTGAGAAATCAGTTCAAAAAGAATTAAAGAAAAAGAATCCTAGTTTTTCAAAAGAAACTGCTGAAGGGATGTTGGATAAAGCAAGACAATATGAAAATATTGTTACTCCTTTAAAGGATGCCGGTACTCCTATGAATCAGATAGTTGAAGAAGCGGCTCTAGTGTATGATGAAATGAATTCACCTGCTCCGCAAACTCCTGAATCAAAAGCAATAGTTGAGGAGAAAAAAGCAGACATCAAAAGTGGTATGCCTAAACCAGGTTCTATTGTTGATGGTAGTAAAGTTGTTTCTGTTATTGAAAGTGTAGGAGACAGTAAAACAGATAAAGAGTTAGCATCAAAGTTAGAGAACATACAGAACAGAACTTTTAAAATGAAGAGGGTGACCCTTGAAACTCTTTATGAAACAAATAAAGAATTCAAGAAGTTTGTAGATGAAAATCCTGACATGGAATATGATGGCAAGCAAAAGAATGCTCCTGCTGTTATTGATGAACAAGGAAATGTTTTAGATGGAATGAAACGTATGGCCGCTGCATATAACAGAGGTCAGAAACAAATAAGAGTCTTTAATGAACAGGAGATTCAAGTATCAAAAGAAGAACAATCTGATGCTGATAAAGAATTAGATCAAATACTAAAACCACTATCACCAAAAGTTGAAAATGAAGTTGAACTTTTTGTAGAGGAAACAATAGAAGTAGAAAATGTTCCTGAAAAATATGGTTCTGATGTAGTTACTCACAAAACAAAAAGTCGAGAGGCTGTTGAGAACTGGGTTAATGGAGGTCAGATCAAGGGTAAAAGAGAAACTGAAGGTAGTTTTACTGAAGGGGTTGCACCTAAAGGAGAGACTTCATTTAACGTTGCTAAGGCCAATGGTAAAGATGGAGCACCAAACTTTCAAGAAGGAGGTATTTATTCAAACACTGTAAAGAATGTTGAAGGTGGATATGTTGTGGTTTCTAAGCCTGGAACAGTAGATCCAGACAACTGGCAACCTAATAATAATAAAGTAAATAAAGCAACTCGAAAAGAAAGCAGAGGTATTGTTGTACCAAAACCTAATACTCCTGCAAGGGATATGTCCAACTATGATATATATAAAGTTGTAGATGGTAAATTGGTAAAACAAGATCCTAACAGTTTTAAAAGTGATTCTAAAACTAAATCGGATTCTAAAACTAAGACTGATCAAAAACCTCAAATATCTGGTATTGATCCTGAAACAGGAGATGTCTTTAGTGACATTAAAAAGTTAGCCAATCATTTTCAAAGAGTATTTAAAGGATCTACTGTCACTCTAGATCAGGAGGCCTTTAATGAAAAAGCAAGGGAGAATGGATTAGATCCTAGTAAAAATAAAGGTTTTAGAAACCGAACTACTAACGAGATTTTTATTAACCCTGAACTTGCAACATTAGATACGCCTATACATGAGTTCGCTCATATATGGGAAGATATGTTAGCGGAGTTAAATCCGGAGGCACATAAGAAAGCAATGTCTCTAATCAAGGGAACTAAATTTCATAAAGATGCTGTCAAAAACGGATACGGAGACAGGGCCTTAAACGAAGCATTAGTTCAAGCAATAGGAGAAAAGAGTGCTAAAATATTTAAAGATCCTAAGAGACAATCAGAGTTTGAAAAGATTATAAGCCAGGTAAAAGAAATTATTAAATCTGCTTTAAACCTACCAACGGAAGCAGACTTTGATATACAAACAACTAGTTTAGATGCTGTTATAAATTCTAGTGCAGAGAAAATTATGTCTGCTACTAATATAGATCCAGACTCTAAAAAAGAAAGTATAGATATAGATGCTATTGATGCACAGAGATATAAAAATCCAGAGCGTGAGGCAATAAAAGAGTTTAATAACCTAAAAGAAACTTTAGGCAGCGACCCTACTTTAGCGGAGTTAAATCCAGTCATGAAGGATGGAAAGTATCAGTTTAAGAAAACTAAAAGTGGTAAGTTACAAGTAAAGATTTCAGGTCAATCATATTCTTTAGTAAATGGAATTAATAAACATTTAAAAGGAAGTGTAGAAGAAAAAGTTGATCAGATTGGAGATAAAATTGTAGAGGAGTTTAATGCGAATAAAGATGTACCAGAAGTAGTCAAAGGATTAGGATGGTATAAGGACTTACATATTAGTATGAGAAATACTTTTGGTGGAAGAACTAATTTCTTTGGGAGATTGTTAGGTGCTACTTCAGGTCAGACTGATGTTCAGCAGAACTATAAGTATGCAACACAAGCCTTAGAAGCATATTCAAAAGGAGCATATGATAAGTACATTGAAGAATACAAAGACTTTATAGATCGTGTTGAACAGTTTGAAAACGAAGAAGAACTTAATGAGTTTTTCAATGAATATAAAGGAAGAGCAGTCAATGCTCTAAAAAAACAAGGCAAGACAGCATACAGCGAGTCAAGAATAAAGCCTGATCCAAAAGATATTAATGAAACCAAAAGGAAATTATTAAACCTATATCCAAAGGCAAATCCTTTATTTAGAACAGACAATCCTACTAAGTTGTACGGCATCAATAGTCCTGCTGCTGCTAAAGTATTGGCAGGTATATGGCTTAAACAAACTCAACAAAGCAAAACTAACAACTTCTATGAGAATGTAGTAGGGATGACAACCAATCCTACGATTGATTTGTGGGCTGCTCGTACCATTAGAAGAATGATTTACGATGGTAATGTAGATAGATATAGAATCGCAGAGCGAGCAGAACAGGGTGTAGATGAGAGAGTCTATGCTGCTGATGCAGGTGGAGTATCTGATTACCAACTAGCAGAGGGAGTAATAATAAATGCTTCTCAAAAACTAGGAATGGATCCTGATGATCTTCAAGCATACTTATGGTTTGCTGAAAAAGATCTTTGGTTAAAGAAAGGTTGGTCAAAAGGTACTGCTGCTAAGAAATCTGATTTCAGAGAAGAAGCAGGCAAGAGCGATATTACTAGATATTACTTAGGTTTAAGTACAGAGAGAGATCAGTATACAGATCCTGTATTAGAATCAAAAGAGAACTTAGATATAATAGAAGAGGAAAGACAATCAATTCAGAACGATTTAAGAGATGGTGACCTAGTATCATTAAAGGTTAACAAAACTCAAGGACAATACTTAATATATCCTGAAAGAAGTTTTGATGCTGAGATGATTGTTAAGTCAGGTCAAGATATGACTCCTGTTTTAAAAAGAGCATTAGAGTCAGCAAAGAAACATGAGCAAGAGTCTGTGTTTTTATCAGAGGTGTTACCAATTGATGAGAGAATGGATCCTGAAAGTGTGGAAAGAGAATTGGCTAAACGTCCAAACGCTCGACCTGCTGTTGAAATGCAATTTAGAACTCCTATGAGTTTTGAAGAAGCATCTACTTTTGCTAGAGAAAATTTAGACAAGGAAGGTGTTCAATTAGGGCCAATAAAGACAGACATTTCCGGTTATACTTTTATAACGAATGAAGCAGGAGATAAGGTCTTAGGTGTTAAGTATCAATTTGTTCCAGAGTTTGTATTTGAAAATGAAGAAGATATTACAGATGAAAATGTAATGCAAGCAGTTTCTGACTGGAGTAATAGTGCACAAGAAACTAAATTAAATTTGGAAAACAACGAGAATGTTTTGTACTTTTACAACCATTATGTAGATACATTCGTTGCTCATAATAATCAATACAACGAAATCTTAAATAATATAGAAAATGGATCAAAAGACTTATTTAAAGGAACTAGCAAAACACGTACAAAGGAATACTTCCAGTCCAAGGGAAGAAAATTCGAGTCAGGACAAGGCGATTCAAATATCGATGCACAAAGACAACAAGACGAAGGAGATGGATCCCGCTTCTCTGGAACTGTACAGACAGATGATGGCGGATCGATATCAGGGGTCCAACACCGAAGAATAGACAAACAAAGTCTTCCGGATCAGTTAACCTCATTCTTAAGTACTCTTAGTGATAAGGGTGCGTCTGTTTCCAAATTACTTTATGGTATAAAAACATACTCTCAGCGAGTAGATGGTAAAGAACTGTCTACCGAAGAAGCACGTTTAGTCCTTAATAAATTTATGGGAACTAAAGGCATGAAGCAAAGAGGGTTTGAAGAAAACTCAATTAACAAAGCAAAGAACGATGATGTAGGTAAGTCTGAAGTATATGATTGGGTAAATGAAAATCCAAACTATTACGAGACTATGAGTATGCAGGAGACTATGGAGGATATCATAGATCAAGTTAATCAACAAGAAGGAGGGTTTGAGAATGAAGGAGTTATAAAAGACTTACTTAAAAAGAATCCAACTATAAAGGAATTACCTAGAGTTCAACTTGCTAGACAAGCAGCACTTCATCACTACGGATTAAAGGTTAGTAAACTTAGATCTGAAGGAGCATCACAATCTGAGATTGACAACGCATTAGAAACAATGTCGGCTATTGAGTTTCAGTTAGCAGAGGATGGAACTTTATCCGGGCAAGCATCTGCTGCTCTAAGATCTTGGACCGCACAAACTAGTGCATCTTTGATAGATAGAACTGAAATTGCGATGGAGAAGTTTAATGAAGCCTTTGATAAAAGAGGAAGTATTGGACATTTTATTAATAGGCTGTTTGGAGGTAGAAAAACTAAGTTAGAAAGTACAACACTATCACCAGAGCAAAGAGCAAAAATTCAAGAGTTACATGAAATAATTAAAGAATCTCCAGAGAATAGTGAGTTGGCTAATGTTGCTATGAGATCTATGTATAAGTATATGGATTCAGTAGTACCATCATATTCATGGCAAGACACATTTTTTGCATTACAGTATGCGGCTATGCTTTCAGGAGCATCTACTCAGGTATTAAATGCTACTTCAGGTAGTGCTAATATAGTTTTACAGCCATTAATGGATATGTCTAGAGTTGATAGAATATTTACTGGAGGGTATTTAAATTTTATAAGAAAAATAGGAAACGGCTCAAATAGAAGAGGCTTATCTCAAGGTTATAATATGGCCATGGATATAATGAAGAATGGTGCTAGAGTAGATAAGTATCAGGGCACAGAATCAAATAATGAGTCTGGTCAATATAATGTTCTTGAGACTACAGAATTTAAAGGTGGTAAAGCGAATCCTTATAACTATTATAAGTTCGTAGGTAGGCTTTTAAACTCTACGGATAGATTCATAAGTAAGGTTGGTTATGAAGGTAGATACTATAATTATCTATTGGATCAACTTCAAAAAGATGGAGTTCCAAGAAACGAGTTAAGACAAAGGGCTGCTGATCTTTATTTAGCAACAGAGGTTAAGACACATGCTAAAGAGGAGATGGAGGCTTTAATGGATAGAATGCGTAAGGCAGATCCTGATACTGACTTTAGTAATATTGAAGTAGTAAGAGTAAGAGAACTGATGCATGAGGCAATGGCTAAAAGGTATAGTGAAGACTTTGTAAACAAGTCTGATGCTGAACTTGAAGTTATGAAAGAGAAGGATGGGTTTGATGGAACAATAGAAGAGTTTAAGGAATTTATGAAAGCCATGAAAGAGGCTGAAATAAAGGGTATTGCAACTGATGCCAACTTGGCAAGTAATGCTCAAGTGTTTATTGATAACAGAGGAGGTCCTTTCTATACACATCCTATTGCATTTGTAGCAAATAAAATAAGACAAGCATCTAATGATCCTGATAGAAGTTTCTTAGGTAAACTTGTATTAAAATCCTTTGTGCCGTTTACAAGTATAATCGGGTCCATTGGAGAATACATGATTGATGTTACTCCTGGATTTGGATTAGCAAGAGCATATGCTACTAAAGATGGATTGGGTGATAAGGGTACTAGGATGAGAGAAGAGCAATTATCTAGAGCATACTTTGGTACAACATCATTCTTAGGTTTAGCGGCATTAGCGGCCATGGCTTATGAAGATGATGATGAGAATCCTTTCTTTGAAGTAAGCGGTGGTGGATATAACAATTCAAACCCATACACAAGAAGTGATATGAAAAACGCTCCACTTCCTCCTTATACTGTAAAGATTGGAGATGCAACAATGGATTATAGAAATATTATTCCATTATCAATACCTCTTGCAATTATAGGAAACTATATGGAGACAATGAAAATGACAGGAGGAAAAGGTGAGGTGTTTGATGACATGCAAGATAGATTGCTTATTGCTTATGCAAACTCTGCTAACTTAATTATGGATTCATCTGTGTTAACATCTGTAAAAGATATGACAGAAGCAGTAACTAAATCATTTACTGGTAGAGGTACTCAGTACGATCCTAATAAAGTTGGTGATGATGACATGACAAGGACTTTACAAAGAATGGGTAAGTCTTCTATAAGATCTGTAGGTGGTACGCTTTTACGACCACTTCCACAGAATGCAAATCTATTTAGACAGGCAACTAAAATATTTGATGCTAATTCATACAGTGCAGGTGATGCTAAAAATGCTTTACTATATGCGGCAGGATTAAGTCAAGTTTTCGGTAAACCTAAGATAGATGCTTTTGGAGAAGAGGCTAAGAGTTACCCGGGAGAAACTGTAATACCTTATACTCATTGGAGAGGTATAAGAGGTGAAGATCCTCGATGGGCATATTTAGATAAATATAATGCTTACCCTGGTAAAATACAAAATCGTCCTCTAAGAGTAGGTAGAGATTTAAGAGTCCTAGAGCCGGAAGAACTTTACCAACACCAACAAACAACAGGGCTAGAGTTTAGCAAGATGCTTGTTAGGTATATGAATGGTCGAGGTAAAAAGGATGATAAGATTTTAACTCACACAGGAAAATCTCAAAGCATACATAAAAAAGCAATAGCAAAAATGTGGACTGCGGCTCAAGCAAAATCAAAATTAAAAAACCAAAAAGTTTGGAGACAAACAATACTAGATTAATTATGAGAAAGATAGATAAGATTGTAGTTCATTGTACAGCAACTCCTGAAGGAAGAGCCGTATCGGTGGGGGATATCGACTCGTGGCATAAGAAAAGAGGTTGGTCACAGATCGGATATCATTATGTAGTACAATTAGATGGTGAGATTAATTCGGGGCGACCAATAGAGATATCAGGGGCACATTGTAAGGGACACAATAAGACTTCTATAGGCATAACATATGTAGGAGGAGTAGACGCTGATATGAATGCTAAAGACACTAGAACGGATGCACAAATTAACAGCCTAGAATACTTGGTTGGTTATCTTTGTGCAAGTTATCCAGGGTCTGAGGTTTTTGGTCATTGTAATTTCTCCTCAAAGGCTTGTCCTAGTTTTAATGCTCAAGAAGAATACAAATCAATACAGGAAAAATATGTTCGATAATTTAGGTTATGTTGTAGCAATTTCAGAAAGGTTTAGGATTGGTCCAATGTTAGGTTGGTCATTCTATACACCTGATGAAGTTGAAGATTGTTATGAGTTAAACGTGTACTTTATATTTATAATGCTGCACATAAAATGGTGGGAAGGCGATGAATGAATTATCTGACAAATCAGAAGTTAAATTAGATATCAAGACGTTAGTTGGTATTGTTATAGGTATTGTAACAATTGCAGGTATATGGTTTGATTTAACCGCTAAAATTTCTGAAATAGATAATTCACTTGTAAGGTTAGAATATAATCAAACATTAAATGATGAGTTTAGAATTAAGTGGCCTAGAGGTGAAATGGGTGCTTTACCGGATGATGCAAAGCAAGATTTAAGAATTGAGTATTTACAAAAAGACATTGAGGAGTTACAGCAGTTAATTAAAGAAATAAAAAGTGAGTGACATGAGCAAACCAAAAAAGAAATTTAAAGACACGAAGGTGGGGAGATTTTTAATTAACAAAGTGCCATCTATATTAGGTATAGTAGGTGATGTATTGCCTGATGCCGGTGTATTAGGTATGGTTAAAAGTTTGATCGAAAAAGAGAGTCCTGAAGTACTACCAAAAGAAGATAAAGAAACAGCACTTAAACTTTTAGAACTTGATATTATCGAGATGCAAGAAGTTACAAAAAGATGGGAAGCCGATTCAACATCTGGATGGTTAACCGCTAATGTAAGACCTCTAACGCTTATATTTTTCTCAGTCAGTTATGTTGTTGGTTGGTATCTAGATTATCAATTAGAAGCAATCTCAGGAGTCCTCAGTTTAATTATTGGAGCATACTTCGGTTCTCGTGGAATTGAAAAAGTGATGGGTGATAACAGACATAAGTAGTAATCGTCTGACAAACTTATTAACAATAGACTTGTGTCCCAAATTAGGGAACAAACAAGAAATATCAAAAATACTTCTAAACCCTTTCTAACAGGGTAAATATCTAAAATTAAGTCGTATATTTGACTATAATTAACAATGATTAATAATTAGTATTTCGTTGTTTTATCGCCCCAAACATACAATAACTTTGCCCTAATGTTAATAACATCTTCTCTGGTTTTTTTAAATTGTGCATAACTTAGTGGTCAACCACCTAAAAGTAGTATAATATACTTAAGGGAACAAATTGGGAACCATGGCATTAACAATATGTACTAGAAATGAAACAAATAAAGATGGATCTGTATTATTACATGTTCGTTTTAAAACCAAACAGTTTGATAAAAAAATTCCCACTAAAATAAAAGTAATTAAAAAACATTGGGATAATAGAAACAAAAGACTTAAACCCAATCATCCTTACTATGACTTAGTAAATAAAAAACTAAAAAAATTAAGTAGGACTGTTAATGAACTCTATGATCAAAATACTTTCGCTGTTTTGACATACGAAGAGGCTCGCAATAGGCTTTTAGGTGGGTCTCGTTTGAACGATATTGTTTCATACATGGATCAACATCTTAAAAATCAAATTAAAGAAAATACTTTTAATTCTTACAGAGGGCAAATGTGTACGATTGCAACACATTTTAATGGTACTAGAAAAATTACGTTTGAAGAATTGGCTGATAAAAATAATTGGTTAAAACTAAAAGATAAATTTAAAGAACTACAAAGAAGTCCTGCTTCATTTAATTCATACAGGAGAGTTGCAAAAGCAGTTCATAACCATGCAGTAAAAGATGAGATTACATTTACTTCTTTTTCATACGTCAGAACTGTTGCTTCTAAAAAACTAGAACCAAAATGGATGAGGTCTGAAGATTTAATCAAGGTTATTAATGGTCTAGACGTTAACAATAATGAATTTGAATTTTCTGTTACCTCTATTTTAACTTACTTATTGCTGTTCTCAATGAGAGGACTTTATATTCGTGATATTCTTTTGTTATCAATGGATAGATTTGTAGACTCGACCTATGAAAATACAGAAAGATTTTCATTTGGTGAAAAGAACATGGTGTACAAACATAATAGATCAAAAACTAATAAAATGGGTCTGGTTTACATGGGGTTAGATCCTATTGAGGAAATTATATCTTTATTAAATAATATGATTGATCCAACATGTGAGTCTATTTTCCCTTTAGGTGGAGGTAAAGACTTAACTTTCTGGACGAAAATACAACGCAGGTTTAAAGTAATTACTGGGCATCCCTTTAAGTCTGTAAGAAAAGCATTTCAAACAACAGGATCTATACTTAGTGTTCCAGATGCTGACATGAGAGAACTCATGTATCAAAACGACAATACTATTTCAGTACATTACAAAGATACTCAAGCACCACAGATGCTAGAAAAGTATACAAAATATCACTCTGACATTTTAGAAAAATACAGAGTGAATGATATGTTTAAAATGCTGAAGGATAAATTGAAGCACTAGGAGATGATTACATTATTTGTAATGCAAGCCATCATTCCCATTTTGCCCAATAATATTCATTCTTTTTTCACTTAGATCTTCTTCTTTCTTTGTAATACTTATAAGTTTACTTATACCAAGTGTATCGTAGATCCTTGGACTTTTTGTAGATCTCTTATAGACTATGTAACCATCTTTTTTTAATAGACTAATTGCTTCTTCAATAGCGTGAATATCGTGTGCCATTTTTTTATGGTTTAAGTGTGATTTGAAAACCATCCAGAATGATCTCTAAAAGGTTTGTTTCTATTCTTCATATCCTCTGTTGGCTGTTTTTGATCTTTCAAAGCGATCAACAAAAGTATTAGGTATCCTGTAAGATCTTTAACAGTATCTTCAGTTTTATCATATATTCCTTTCTGTTTAATTCTAGATAATTTATCATCTATCCTAGCACATAAGGAAACTACTGCATTGCCCTCACTAAAAACATTGATCGGTGATGTAGCACTATCACCATAGTCAGCGTTTTTAGAGATGAGAAGGCTGATGATTTCAGCACCAACCCTCTCAATTTTTTCTCTAGTATCCATTAATTAGAATGGTAAATCAGCACCTTCTTGCTTTCCGTTGACAAAGTTTTCAACTTTCTGCTCATGAGATTTTGCCTTTCCATTTGGAATGTTTCCATCTGCATAAGTGATCTTCCATGCATTAGCATTAGCCGTTCTTAACTCTCCATTACGATCTCTGTAACTTCTAAGGTTAATAGAAACTGATACTTCGTCTCCTTCTTTGTATGCACTAAACAGGTTTGCTTTAGCACCAATTGCTTCAACAGGATACTCTACAGGATACTGAGTGTCTCCACCAAGTTCAACTGTTAATACTCTTTTTTCAATGTCTCCCTTTTGGGTTTGAATGGTTACTGCATCTGAGATGTTTTTGATGCGACCTTGTAATTCTAATGAATTTGACATAATTAAATAATTAAAGTGTTATATATATTCAGAAGTTTTGACACTTCTCGCCTGAAAATATTTCAGGACTTTTTCAGTTATTATGGTGTATTTATAATCTTATTACTAATTAGCATTTGTAGAAGTTCCATCATATCCTCTTTGTGTAGGATGCAATATTCTTTTCCTCCTGGTGCTTTATGAAAAATAATAGGGACATCTGTTGGCTGTATAACCATGTCCGCTAATACTTTTTTATACTGTGGGTTTCTCTTGTAGCATTTTGCTTGTATCACAAATGGTCCTGTGTTCATTAGATCTATACCACGATCATCCAACATCTTAGATCCATACCTTGAGGTAACGCAATCTGTAAATCCTAATTCTTTAAAGTCTTTGACCAATTGTCTTTCGTAATTGTGTCCTTTGTTTCTGTTAGTGTTTGCCATATTTATTAAAATCCTTATAAACATAAATCATCTTGTGCTTTACAAAACTTTGTATGTCCTTGTACTCTGTTGATTTATCAAATCCTTTATAGATTAAATAATAATCTTCACCATGTGCATTGGGCCTCATGAAGTATTCTTCTTTACCAGGAACAATCTCATCTATGTTAGCAAGACGTAAAAGTTGACCGCTATCAAACTTTTCTTGCTTACCGATCTTGCCGCCCCATTTATTTGTGGTCCAAGATACCCGGTGTAAGTTCTGATTATTGTCCTCTAAACTTCGGGAATTGCCCCGGTGCTGTCTCTTGCCCATTGTCGCTGTATTCATTGTAGCACGTTGTTGTTAAATTATATTTAAATTCCTGCATACCTGTCTTACCGGTAAACCTCCACCTGACTTTCCATACATGTACCTCTACAAGTTCTTTTTCAAAATCTCGATAAACAGTAATACCATTATCTACTTTGTTAAAGAAGTGGGAAGAACCACTTACGCTGTAACCTGAAGCGACTTCAACCTTCCCATTTTCCTTCTTAAGTTTCTGTGGGTGAGCAACTAACACTACACCACAATCAAATGACTCTTTAAATATTTTTATTTTAGACAACTGCATACCTGTATACTGATGCTCATTCATTCCTCGTTCAATCTTATGCTCTACGAATGCCCAATTATCTATGATTAAAAAGTCTATACCTAGTTTTTTGACTAATTCCTTTCCTTTGTTTAAAATCCCATCAACAGTTAGATCGTTGTCTTTTAGATTTATAAAAAAGAAGTGATCATTTATGAAGTCAATAGCCGGATCTAATTCCTCAGGTTGTAAATTATCTATAGATCCTTTACCAAACCTTTTACCTGAATACTTCTCAATAAGTTCAGCAACATGTACTTTAATTGGTTGTTTCTCAGCAGAAAATATTCCAAACTTCCTTCCCTTCTTTGCTAATTCTATAGCAACTTGATCTACAAAACTAGACTTACCATGTCCAGGGACTCCTGTTACTAAAGTAAATTCACCTGGTCTCCAAGACATTAACTCGTCAAACTTTTCATATCCAATAGTATCTCCCTTAGGCATACCATGATTATATAAGTTGTGTATTTCAGATCGAGAATCTGATGCTTTACTTACACCTTCCAGGGGAAAGGGTTTTGCTTGATCAATACAGTTAGTTAGTTCTTTTGATCCATGTTTAAGTAAAACATCATTGGCATCCTTACATCCATCTGGAAAACTTACTAACCAGACTCTTTCTTTTCCAAGCCTTCTCGATAATTCATCTCTTAATTTAATACCTGGAGCATCATTATCTAAAGCCAGGTATATTTTTTCTTTATTTTCAAACTCATCAATACTATTATCTAAGTATGTGAGGTTTTGATTTCCGGTTGATGCACCATTAGGTACAGAACAAGCGAACATAAGTCTTCCTTCCTGTGATCCGGCCTCATAAAAAGCCATAGCATCAAACTCTCCTTCAGTTATAATACACCAGGAAGCCGGTTTGATTAAGTCGAGACCATACATGATCAACTCAGATCCTTTATTTAATTTAAAGTTCTTCTGTGAATCTCTAAATTTAATATTGATCCTTCTACCTTTTCTTATGTAATTGAATTGTATAACAGGTCTTTCAGCAGACACCTGAGGCATATACTCTACACCCTCGGTAACTCCAAAGTATTCTATTGTGCTTTCGTTTATTCCTCTGTCCTTAAAAAACTTTAACACCTTGTCACTTAATGCAGATGCTTTTACAACAGGCATCTCATACTTAGTCTCATACTCAGCAACAGATCCGTTATCTCCGCAGTGATGACAGTAATAAGTTCCTGTCTCTACCCATACCCTAAGGCATTTTTCATTCTTATTCTTTCTTCTATCGTGTGAACACTTAGGACATTTAGTCTTTTGAGGTTCTGAGTTACTATTTCCATTGACTTCAATGCCAATGTCTTGCAGTTTAGATAAATTATCGCTCATATTATTGCTACGTTTCTTCTGTTGGGGGTGACCTTACTCGTTGTCTCCCACTCTTTATATTGTATTAGATACTTCTCTACGAATTTGTTACCAAAGATTACCTCAGGAGTAACAGAGGACTGATATTTTTGGCTCCAATTTTCTTTACACCACACAAATACATCTACCATCTGTGATCCTGTGACTAACTCACCATCAAACTTTTTAGATAAGATGCTTTTAAATCTCTTCTCATAAGTTCTTGGGTTGTATTTATGGTTAAATCTCTCATTTAGGTAGGATATAACTTCCTTACATACCTTCTGATATTCAAGAGATATCTTTGCATTGCTCTCGGATACTGCAACATCAAACCAAAGGGGAGTAGTTCTAAACTTTGGATGTGCTTTAGTGCCTATGTTCTCAACAGTGCCTTTCTCTGATAACTCTGTCATATATCTACTCATAGTCCTAGATGAAGAGTTTAACTCCTCCGCTAGATCTGTTAGTGTTTTATCGCAAAACCCATCTACTGATGTGTATTTGTATATCAGATCGCACAACATGTATGCTAATGGAGACAGGTCGTGTTTCCTAAGCACTTCATATATAATTGTTGTAGATCTAATCATCTTAGTAATATTTTATGGTAGAACAGCAAAGGGTTTTTCTTATTTCTATGTGACTCTATCTTACAATCAAGTGTTACAATTTCTGATAACTTAAACCCATCAGTTTTTTTAATAAAATCATCCCAACAGTTGACAGCAATGTATGAGTCTTCCAAAGTTTTTAACCATATAGTTTTAAATGAATGTCTTTCTCCATCTGTTCCATTTACTTCTTTAGGTTCGGACATAAATTTTATTTGTCCTAGTACAGTTATATTCATTTGATTTTATCTTTAATTATATCTGCAAGAGAAACTGATTTTTGATGCTCAAGTCTGATATGATTTAATATTAAGTTAGTTTTAGTGTAAAAACCTTTAGTTGTTATACTAGGTTCTTTAGTGTTAAAGTATGTATCCAATATTGACAAAAACTTTTCTTCTAAAAACTCAACATGAGACATTGGTTCATACAAAAACTCCTGGATCTCTTCCTTAGAGAAGTTGAACATCCTTGATACACCTACAAAAATGCATAGTCCAAAATATGAGTTGCCTTCCAATACAGGATCTACCTCTAGAGTGTGTGAGTTTCTAACTGCTAGGTTATTTAGTATTCCTTTTTTAATATCTAGTAATTTCATCTTAAAAGTTTAGTTTTTTTACGTCCTTGTATCTTACGTTAAAGGTCTTTCCCCAAACGATTCTACCACTATCACCAAAATCCACTTCTTGTGCCTGTCTGTGTAGTAATATTTGTTTGATCTGTTGCATCGCCAATTGTTTCCCGGACTTTGCAACCTTTTCATCCTCTCTAAATTGAATGTAACTCTGAGTCAGTTCGGTTATTTCTTCGTCAGAGTCTATCTTAACTCTATCTAGCATTGCTTTATGCTTAAAAGATAAGAACTGATCTAGGTCAACCTTGTACTCATTCTCAACATCCGGCTCTAAATGAGATATAAGTCTGTAAGCATCATTAGTGTTTCCTTGAACCCCTTCAATATCAATGATACCTCTTGCTTCCTGGACACTGTTATAAAACTTTTCTCCTTCAATAAGAATAGTTTCTTGTATGTTTTGATTAGCCTCAACAGTAAAAACATCCATATGCCTTCCATCCTTCAGGAAAGCAAACTGTCCGTAGTCATATCCTAAAACAAGCATATATAATTGGATCTGTGCTATGTAGTAAGGAGGTATTCCGCCTTCCCATTTATCTGCATTGTATCCTGAGATTGTTTTGATCTCCAATACACCTCTACCGGACATCTCATCGTGCTTTGTTATTTGTCTATCAATGTTAGCAAACAAGAAAGGGTACTTCTCATTAATGAAAATTGAATTTCTTCTGATGGACTTTCTTAATTTAGTTTTGCTTTGATAGTTATCTATCATTTCAATTGGATCTCCTGTCCAATACTGCCATAGATCAGCCACATAATCTTCTAACAACCTACCATGAAACATAATCTCGTTGTCTATGTTTTTCATGTTGGCTGTACCTACAGACTGATTCCATCTTGTGATCTTGGATGTCCAGGGATTAAGTCCTAATAAGGTAGAGGCATCAGATCCTCCGACCATTCCTTTATATACTAATGTTTTTCTTAATGCAACCCACTCTGCGTAAGGTAAGTTGGCTGTTGGTATTCTAGTTATCTTGCTCATATTTCACAGGTTTGTTTTAGTGACTCTCTAATTACTTCAGATATATTTTTGTTCTTTGATACACATGCCATGTGTAGTTTCTGAACCTCTCTTGGTGTAAGTCTAAAAGTAATTCTAGTTGATAATTTCTCTGTAATTCCTCTTTTCATCATTTCATTTTAGAAAAAGGGAGGCCTGGTAAGTGCGGATGCTCTTACTAATAATTCTTGTTGGCTTGAGGCCTCCCTAAATATTTATTTGCTTGCTTGTGCTATTGCCTTTTTAGATTTCTCGGCATTGATCAGGGCTTTTAATTCCTTGATCTGATCACTAGTTAAGAGTGATTTGTTAGCAGGTATTCGCTTTTCAACAGCGGTGTAATCCACAGTTACATATGCCAACATAGATTGGTATATATCTGATCCATTTGATGCTTTGTTCCTTTGAAGTTCTTTCGCTTCGTCTTCATCCATTATAGAATCCTCTCCGCTATCTACTATTCCAAGTATAAATAATGCACGATTCAAGGCTCCGGATTGGCATTTCTGATAAGAGAAAGGTTCGTTGGATTTCTTGTGTGCTATGCCATCTGCCACTATCACCTGTTCAGAATTATAAACTTTTCCTGTCATAACAATAATACTATCGTTCATGTCAACTATCTCAGTTTGTAGGGTATAGCCCTCCGGTCTAAAGTAATCATTAAAATAGTTTAGTCTTTCAATCCATGGCACGATATCTACTCCTCTACCTATTGATGTTTTTTTCAGTTTTCGTTTCAGTTTCATTTGTTTGTTGATTTTTTAAATTGTTTAAATAAAAATTTACTATATAATATTTTCTAGCGTGGAATAAGATGGATTCCCAGTCAAATTTCCAGTCTTTGATCCTACTGTCCATGCATATCTGTTCGTGATAGGTAAGCATAAATATTTTGAAATCTCTTAATGAAAATCTCTTACGATCATGAATAATTTCTTTGTTCTCGTAGTCAAATCTGACCATGTGCTTAATAGGTATTTCATGTCGTGGTAATTGTAATGTCTAATATTGATTAGTTATATAATACTTAGGTAAATGTATGACAATTATATACTACTTGAACCATAGTGTTGTTAATAAGTTATTAACTTGTTAACATTCGTGCTAAATATCGATAATTATAATGTCGAGTATTTTTTTTGTTTTTCTATGGAAGATTTATTAGAGTGCTTTACGTATCTGTAGAATGCTGTTGATCCATTTGTGTGACCGCTAATATTCCTTGCCTCTATTTCACTTAAGCCTTTTGATAAGTGGTAAGTAATTCCGCTTGCTCTTAATTTGTGTGGAGTTATAATGTCGTAAAGAAATTTTTCCTCATGCACAGGATTCCCATTGTGATCATAAGTATATACTATTTTCTTTTCGTGTAATTGTTTATAGGATTTAAGCAACGTTTTAAGTTGAACTCTAAAGTATTGTTGAGAATGAGAAAAAGATCCCTTCCCCTCCAGGAAATCACGAACATCTTTTGGTAAATAGAAAGATGATATAGATCCGATTCCTTTTTTAGTTATAATAGTAACTTCGCTTCCATCGGATGATGCCTGGAAGTTTACCAAATCACTTACCCTCATGCAAGAGTATAGCATTAGCCTGGTATAGTACCAAACATCTTCGAGTTCGATTCCCGGGTTGTTGTTATGTATTAACTCTACCTGTGTTGGATCTAATGCAATGACTTCTGTTTGTAACTCTCTCATACTTTGTAGCCCTGGGAACATATATCCGTAATATGCTTCTGCTTTCTTAAGTGTAGTTCGTATGATCTTAAGGTGTGTTTTTCTAGTGTTATGGTGTTTACAATCGTCCAACATAAGATTTAGATATTTATTTACATGTGACTGTAAATTTCGGGTGACCTTAAGTCTATCCTTTCTATTGTTAACGTTATTAAGATCTAAACTCTCTATGTCAAAGTTAAACTTATAGGCAGTCATCTGATTATACACTTGTCTATAAGAGGTAATAGTAAGATTGGAAAACTTCTTACCATAGTTTAAAATAGATCCATCCTCTAATAGAGTAATGACTTGCTTAAGTAATGAGATAAAACTGCCTGTATTCATAGAAAGGTTTTTTTAAAATTGTGTTATGTGGGTTATAGAACTAACTAGAGTTATCTAATCGTCATCGATGATCTCATCTATCTTATCGGCTACAAGACTATAGTATTCTATAATCTTGCATGACTCCTCAAAAAATAGGGGAGATGCTCCTGTTTTCTTTTGGTTTAATGTACTCTTCTTGGCTTTGGTTCCGTAGATATACTGACATACCTCTGTAGTTGGTATTTCCGGAATTTGAAGTAATGCGTGTGCTTTTTTTCTAAAGATGTCTTGCGATCTTTGCCTCCTTGGTTGTTTCTTCTTATTTCTCATTTTGTTTAGTTAATAATGATACAATTGTAAGTTGACAGACATAGGATTTCTTATGACCCGATCATCTTTATTTTGTTTACAATCGTATTTCTATGTGCCGACTACATCTATGTAATCAGACTTGTACGCTAGTTAAATGATAACTAGGGTGTTAAGATAATGTTTTTTACTTTTACTTGCAAGACTTTACCAATAGTACGCTGTAAATCCTTTGAACAGTTGTCGTCTTGAATTATCTTATGTAACAATTCATTATCGATTGGGGAAAGCAACTCGTCTACTTTATCTGTAACTTTAAAATGTAGGGATCTTAACAGCATCTCATATTTTTGTTTAATATCCATTGACTCTGTTTTTAAGTTTACAAAATCGACAAGGATATCTTGACTGTCAATGATGTTGCTATCAAATTCTACACTAGATATTACTTGCATCACTGCATTGTAATTCCTTCTAAATTCCTTATCAGTTTCAAATAAAGCATCAAAATGTTTAAGACCATGCAATACTGTAGCGTGATTGTTGTTGAAATATTTTGATATCCTTATATAAGTAAGGTTCAACATCTCTCTACATATTTTATAAACAATTCTCCTGGCATCAACATTTTCTCTTGCTCTATCTTTAGCGTGCGGATCTGCTTTAGTTACTACTGCTACTGCATCGCAAATAATATCTATATCGTGGTTTACTGTGGTCATATCTTTTTTCATTTGAGTATTAATTAATTTTTAACTTTCGTTCATCGTCTGACAATGCTAAATTAAGCATTATTTATATTTAATCTGTGAACTTCTTTGTTATATTTTTACTATCGTTCATAGAAAAAGTATCCCATATCATTTTTTTACCTCTTAAACTGTGAAACATATTATTTATAAATTGCTCACTTGTTCCTTTAGGAAACATCTCTTTTATTTGTGCTTTTAACTCTTGATCTTCTTTACTGCTCATCCCCTTGTCTTGTTAAAAATTCTTGTGCTAGTATTCTTTCTTTAATGTCAAGTACATCATTCATGTACACTGTCGTTTCATCTACCAGGGCTTGAACCTCTAGAAGTTGTGCTGTTATCTCTTTTAAATAAACAAGAGATCGATCCGGATCATATTTATATTTCCTGGAGATCGTGTCAAGGACATTCGTTTTTATAAACTTTCCCATTTTAATATTGGTTCCCATGCTTATGAATTTAATTGTTTGAATTGTATTGTTAAGTTCTCTTTCCAATGTTCCTTATCGTTAATGTATTCATCAATGATCTTCGCTACCAATGGAAGTTCTTCGACTCCTAGCATTGAAAGTTTAGTTACTAAATTGTCTATATGGTTTTGGATATTCATATAAAACTGCTCATCGTTTTCAGCGAACAGATTAATATACTTTTCCAATTCCTTTTCCAATTCCTTTTCTACCTGGTTCACCTTATGCTTTAAGGAGTGCTTGAAAATTGATAGTTCCTTAATATCGTCTAACGCTTCAAGCATTAACTGTCCGTAGATCACTGCTTTCGTTACGCTGTAAAATACTTGCTCTTGTTCTTGTTTCATAATTCTACTTCTTCAACATTAAATATTCTACATAATTTATTATAGGATTCTATTCCTGAGGATGACATTCTCTGTGTCTCCCATCCAAGATCTATTAATTGATCCTGGACTTCTGTTAGTTTTTTACTTGTTATAACTGCCATTGTTTTTGATTTTAGTATGCACTTATTGGCATAGATTGATTTTGACTATATGTTTGCTCAAGTTCCTCACCTTGTAAATAAATTGGTGCTGTCATCCTGTGCATGATCTTTGCTAAACTGTCTGCGAGATCTACCAGGTGTTTAGACTCATCCCAATTTTTAATTGTACAATCGTTACCAATTCTACCTAAAATTCCACCTCCTAAATAGTTTTGGTAGGCTGTCATTTTTTCTCCTGGATAACCCTGATTTTCTAGGCATATTTCTATACCTCCGCCTCTAGTAGTTACCTGTTGTCTAATAATATTTAAAGTTTCCATTATACTGAGGTGTTTAAGATTGCGTAAATCTGATCAAGACAATCGCTGTCTGTTGGCTGCTCCTCTTCTTTGTCTGCTTCATATTCAATAGCATCCATAATCGCATCCAAAACTCTCATCATTCCAAATCCCTCTGCTTTTTCTGTAGAGTCTCCATTGTCTATTAATTCCTGTGCTTGTTCTCTCATGCTGAAACGATCCGGGGTGACCTCATCAGATTCAATGATCTCAATCCAAGGACATGCTTTATTGTATAGGGAGAGAGCAAGAGACTTATTACCTATAGCAGTCATAAGAATATTTAACTCGTTACGTTGTGATCTACCATTTCTATATACTCTAGGATCTTCTGATCTTTCGTAATACCAATCGTGGTTTTTTAAGGCTTTGTTTAATTTGATAATCGCATTAAGGTTTTCAATAGTCTGCATTGTAATTGTTTTTTAGTTATACAAAGACGCTTCTCAGCGTTTCGCCTGGATCTCACAGGCTCGTCAGTTTGTTTTATTTTTTTACGTGTAGAATGAAATTTGCTACTGCATCTACGACATCTTGAATACGTCCATAAGGAACGACATCCAATAGGGTCTCTCTGTATTCGTTATCAAGAAACCTTTCATCTCGACTTATTTTTCCTACTACAGGCATGAGCCAATCCCAAGAGGTGTGGTATTTAAGTTCATCAAGGTATATGATATCATTACCTTGTGGGGTTTTTACTATCATCATTGACTTGTCGTTATCATCAAAAATCATATCCATGTATTCTGCTATCAATCCGTTATAATAATCATTTGCTGTAATTATATTAATACTATCCATTGTTAGCCTCCTCTCTTTCAGTTAATTCATTATCGTATGCAGCCAAGTCTATAGCAAACCAAATCTGCTCCATTGTTGAATCGTTGGTTAGTGCATCGTATAGCACTTCTTGTGCTTCGGCTTCAGTACAATCATACCTTCCAAATACATCTTGTGTTGTCCAAAGATTGTCTATAAATTTTCCTCTTGACTTTAGTTCTGCCATTAGGTCTCCTGTACTGTGTTCCTGTAATATTTTATTGTTTTTCATATTGTTGAGTTTAAATTGTTTGTGTGTATAATTCGTTTACTATTTCTTCGCCTATTATGTAAGTAATCATGTTTACCAGGGCTTCAGAATCTTGATAAGATCTAACAGATTCAGCACCAAAATTCTCTCTTTCGTAATCTTGCACAAAGTTGAGACCATCAAAAATATTGATGTCGTGACTCTCTAGCCATTGATTACAATTGTAGTAACCAATTAAATAATAGTCCTGGTTAAATGCCTCCTGGTGTAAATCGTTGTCTTCGCTATTCCATTTAACATCGTTGTTGTCAGCGACAAAATCATTTAGGTACTCTTTTAATTCATTTTTAATTGTTGCAGTATTCATATTGCTTAGTTTAAATTAGTATTAATCAGACTTCCCGGAGGAAGTTTCGCCTGGATCTCACAGGCTCATCAGTGATCTTAAGCCTGGGCTGTAATGTTGTCCAGGGTGTCTGCTATTGCATGTAGATCTCTAAGCATGAAAATATCATGAGAATATAAACGATCTGCTTCTGCTCTAAGGTTCGTGTAGTAATAACCATCGTAGATTCCGTAAAGAGAGTTAACCAGGTCAGATGCTCTGAAGCCTCCGTTACGTAAGTTGTTGATCGTTGTTTGAATGAAAGACATCATCATTGGATTGAAGTTTGAATGTCTGTCGAATCTTGCTGTGGTGTTGTAATTTGAATTTGTCATAATAATAATATTGAATAGTTTAAATTAAATTGGTAGTTAATAATTGTTGCTTCTTAAGAAGGCTGCGGCTAATCCGATTGGTAATGCGATTGCTATTAAGATCATGGCTTATTGGTTTACAGAGTTAATAAATCTTAAGGCTTCTTTTTTGCTAGTAAATTCTGTACCGCCTGCAAAAGGCTTATGTAAATCTTCTTGAAATAGTTGATTGAATGGATCAGAAGGATCTTTGTAGTAGTTGAAATCAACACCATGCTCGCCCCAATTACTGTATGATATTCTAGCGTTGTGGACATTGATACCTATGAAGTTTGGAAGGTATTCTGTTTGCAGTTCTGTACTTAAGTAATTCATAATTTCAGTTTAAATAATTGATATTCAGTTAATAAGCGTTTCGAGTGTCATACTCGTTGAACGATGGTACAAATATAACAACCTTTTTTATTAACAACCAAATGTGAATAACACTTTTTTTAGTAAATACCTCTGTACAACCTGTAAACGCTAGGAAAAAAACTTTAAAAAACTTTTTGCACGATAGTAAATCACGCACGATTTTCGCACTATTTCGTCCGCCCGAGATTTTTTTTGGGGGGTAATTACTATGAATTGGGTAAGGGTTCGTGCTACCAGGTAACACATGTAAGTATTACCTGGATCAATTTAACAAGGGTAATTTTGGTTACCTGGGAGAGGCTCGAACTCTCAACCTACAGATTAGAAGTCTGTTGTTCTATCCAATTGAACTACCAGGCAATGTGCTTTACATATGATCCGTATCGT